CCACCAATACCAAGCTCAATCATTCGCTTTTGAATTTCACTTTTAAATGTGTTCATATTCTTAACCCTCCCAGAATTTTCTAAATGTGTCCCCGCCAAATGACCCAGTTGTTAATGTGATAATATATTACTTCTTCTTGTTTGTCAAGCCCTTTTTAAAATTTTTTACACAGAAAAACCGCCCCGAAAGTCGGGGCGGTTAAGTGCGTTTTTCAACTCTTTGTGAAAATCCGAGTTTTCTATTGGTTTCATCTAAAAATTTTAGATGTTGAAATCAATATCTCCATCACCTTTTGCTTCATGCTCAAAAAAGTGGTGCATAATTTGGTTGCACCGCGCCACATCGTGCGCGTCGTACCCGACCATCGCAAGACGCTTATCAACAATGCGAACTTTGGACGCTTCATTTTGCACCTCACCAGCCAGACACATGAGAAACTTGTAAATTTCTACATCTATATCCCTAGCAAGCGCAAACGCCTGAGTGATCGTTCCCGCGAACCCCGTTTCCCACACTTCCCATTTTTGCAGAATCTGTGGCAAGTCTTTGTAGCTCGACCATTGCACGGATGGAATTTGTATCTCAATTTTTGGGGTGTAGTTACAGCGATCAATTAAGAGTTTATTTAAGCACTGAAAGGACTTAAAATCATCCAACGCTTCGCAATTGTTCCATCGCGCAATCCCTCTCAAAGCAATTCGTCGTGATTCAGAAGCGGCGGCTTCGTGCCATAATGCGCCAAAAACAAGGTCGCTTGCTATATGATCCATCATATTCAAGAATTCACTTTTCATATTACACGTCCTTTTTATTTGTTTCCGAATCAAGCAAGAATTTTATTCGATCCAAAATTTTTATAATTTCCTCTTTTGCTTGAGGCCGCTGGTCTATTCCGCAATCGTTATATGCCGCCGCAGTTTTTGACCAAAAATCTGCAGCAAATGCCGTTACCGCTCTTCGTGTTTTCTCTGCACAATTGTTTGACATAGTTTTTATTGCTCCTTATTTAGAACATTTTCCGCACCCGCCCCCGATTTATCAGGGGCGGGGTTCGCCATTATAGCCTTTCGCCTTGCCGTGCACACGGTCTATTCTACATTATTTGCTTTTGTTTTTCTTACCAGCCGTAGCCGTTTCCGAGGCCTCCACGATGATAGTGACCAAACCCGCCTGGAACAGTTCTTCCACAACGACCGTTCGGGTAATTTGCTACCACAAGCTGACCGTTATTGGTGCTACGGCACGGGATAAAAATCATTTCTCCGCATGTGCGCGGGGTTACATCCCACGCTGCCAAGTTTGCACCCATAACGCTGTGGCCATTTTCACAGCGAACGGGAATTACATACCAGATTTCACGGTCGATAAGTGTGCCGCATTCAAATACAGTAATCTCAATGGTCGTGCTTGCGTCATTAAGTGTTGTATTTGAAATGATTCTTGTACGGAACTCACGCTCTGGTTTGCAGTGCTCCTGATCTAATCCCTCTACAGCCATGTCCTGCGGGGCTAGATCCGGGAACAGACTGAGGTCTGCCCGAAGAATCCCATCCCGGCTGAACATGTGGCGATTTTGTCGCATTACTGCTTCGATATTCGCCGTGCTAAAGCCGAGTGTGTGTAAATCACCGGCTTTAAGCAACAGATATGTCGGGAAGTTCCCCGATACCACATTGATCGCTTCTCCGGGCAACTCCATTTGAAAGTTTTTACCCATGCGGAAGTGATCTGCGTCACCGATCAAGAACAGGGCATTATCTACGCCGCTGATTTGAGTGACACGATCAATTGTGATTGTGCGTGGCGGCTCACAAGTAATTGGATAGTTGTGAGTTGCTACGCTTTTTAGATGCGTGGGGCCGCAATGACGTTGGCGGTTGAAATGTGCAAATCCGGGGTTGAACCCGCAGGAAATAGCACGTTGTACGCCAACAGCACCTGCGCCGCCGCGCCCTGCTAGTAATACATTGTTATTACACATACGCTAAACACTCCTTTTTATTAGTGGCTAAATCACTTCACGGCAAGGCGGTGTTTATATTTGCGCTAGCGCGGGTTCTAAGTCGTTCACCCGCTCCATCGCCCTATTATACCGATCTATCTCTTTTGGAGTTGCGTAGTGTAACCGTGCATTTAATGCGGCGAGGTGCTTTTTCGCGTGTTTTAACCCGTCTCGTGCGAACTCTAAGTATTCCGCGTCACCCGTCTCTTTGTGGGTTTTTAAGTATAATTCTGCGCTGTCGAGTTCTTTGCAAATGATACAATCTGGCTCATAATCGCGTATTTTCATTGCCGCTGCTAAGATCATGATTTCCTTTTCGCTAAAGTCGTGCCCTGCCAGAATCCCGTCAACTATGTTAGCCGCCTTTGTCTGGTACTTCTTTAACGCCTTTTCATCCATACGTCACCGCCTAGCGGCGCGTTCGCCCGAATGTCACGCCCTCATTATGCGTAGCGTCTACATGCCCGTGTGAGGTCTTCAAAGTGTCAAGGTGTACGATAGTTTCCAAAATGTCTCCTATGTACCCACACTTTTTTGCTACTTCTGCAAATTTCTTTGGACAAACACCGTCCGCTGTTTTTGTGGAGATCAGATCGACAACCAGCTCGGCGACATATTCATCTGTAATCTCTATCAACGCGATCATCGCGTCTGCATATTTTTCTCTCAATTTAAAGCCCTCCTTAAAGGCTGACGCGCCGCCGTTATAAAGCGGTGGCGCGTCATCTTGATTTAGCCGCACACAGGATTGACGTGCGGGTGTGCTGGGATCGGCGTTTGCCCCCAGATTTGATTGACTGGAACAGGATACGGGCGCACTGCGTTTACAATCGCCATCGTCTGCATGAGGTTCGATTTTTCAAACTCCTCTTTTAGCAAACGCTCCCGCAAGCAAGCCGCCTCCTTTTGATCCATCTCGCGCATAAGTAGCAATGTTTGCCGTTCGTTTTCTGCACGCAACATGTCTACATTGCGGTTCGTCTCATTATTGTGACGCTCCGACTGCATCGCCGCAGTGTAGTGGTTGTAATCAGCCTGACGCGCTAGGTCGAAATTTCCGCGCATGGTTGTTTCGACTTGTTTTGTCTCCGATTTTAATGTGTCTCGCACTTGATCCCAGTGCTCTCGGTGGCTTAAGGTTTCGTTTTCTGCATATACTGCGCCACCGCCTACTGGATACGGCGGGTATGCCGGATATGCTGGTTGCTGCACATATGGCTTGTCCCGTTCATCTCGGCGCATAAATACCGCAAGAATGATGAATACAATGACTAATGCAAAAATCCACATCCCCTGCCAACCGTGATCGTCCTTCTCTCCGCGCCCCATAAAGATACCGGGGACACCTCCAACATCCGCGAACATAATTTGTACCTCCTGAAATAATATTTTTTATATCAACAAGCCGAAGCTTGACAACATATTTATCTTGACATTTCGGTTATTTATGCTAAAATGCAAGTAGGTGGACATAGCAGATGTGCTTTCTACCTCCCTTTTTTTAGAGCAGTGTGTTGCGCTTCCCCGGCTGGCACACTGCTCTTTGTTATTCCGTTTTCTCTGTCCCTCGCTCCTTCAACAGGAGCAAGACAATAGATAAATAGATAGCTACAATTGCAAAGACCCAAACCTGCCCACCGATTTCTGGCGACTTTTCCGCGACTTTTTCACTCATTTTTTAAAAACTCCCATGATTTCATCCAAATTCTCCATCGGCTTTAGCTCGTTTAAGTATTGCTCTGCAATTTGCGGAGCTATCGTTTGAATGTCTGCGCCGCTTTTCGAGCTTATTTGTTGCCACGCGGGGGAGTTCTTTACTTGCTCTACAAGATCAGGCGGCAAAAATTGCCCGCATAGCCGTTCTACAGCCGCAACCCCTTGATTCGGGTCTCCGATAGAGCTATTTAACGCCTTTGCCCCTTGAGCCAGTTGTCTTGCCGCCGGATTTTTTGCTAGTATCATTGGGAGTGCTCCCAGACACATCTTTGCCACGTTTCCCAAGTTCATTGTTTTTTACCGCCTCCGTCAACATTTTTTTAAGCTCTTCTACTTCTGCTAATATGTTTCCAATCCTATCCGGCTCAGCTTTTTCCCCTTCTGTTTCTGCGCTGCCAGATTTTATATATGTTGCAAATTCTGCTTTTGCCTGCGCGACATTAAAACGCTTCACAAATACGGTTTTTTCGTCCTTTGTGACAAAAAACATGAGCCGTCCAGTCATGTCTAGTTTTTGATCTTGCGCTTGCTCCTCAGTTTCGACCATCATAACGCTTGTCGCTGATCCTGCCGATGTTTGCGGGGTCTGTTGTGCTATTGGTGTCTGTGCAACTGATTGACCACGCATTAAATCCTCCATCGCTTTCAATCTATCCTCATAGCTTGCGCCAGTAGGTTGCATGTTGGCATATGGGTTTTGGAATTGCTGATATGGGTTAAAGTACGACATTTAGCACCCCTCCGCGTTCAACAAGTCTTTTAATTCGTCTACAAAAATGTCATGGTACACGCTCGGTACAAATTCCCGATAGCAACCTGTTTGTCCACTGTTCAAATACCTTTTCAACGCGGCTTTGTCCCCCGCCGTCAATTGGGATAACAGCGTCACCGCTTTTTCTCGTATATCAATCATAAAAAATACCCCCTGCATACTTAATAGTATACAGGGGGTTCACGCTTTCGGCCTGCTTATATCATGGCCTTTTTATTCTGTTTTTATGCCACAAAACTTCAAAACTTAAATGTTCGTGCGCCGCCGCGCCTGCATATCCCAATCACTGGAGGCAATATGCCCTGCGAAAGTTTTGTTGGTTTAAAGTCTTTTGTCCTTCCGCATCTGCACCTAACTATCTTTAGTGGATAAACGCGCCCGCACTTGCATGTCCAACAACTATTGCTCACTCTGCATTCACCATCCCGAATTTCTCAGCAAGCTCAAGGATCGGAAGCGCGGAAATCTCTTTGCAGAAACAATCCCCGCATTGCACTGTCTTACCGTCATCGCATGTCAGAAACACCTCCACCTCATCTTGTTCCCTCACATATCCGCAGTCTTTGCATTTCATCATTCCGCTTGTCCTCCCTTTTTTGTTCTAATTGTCTCTATCAGTTCTCTTCGATCTATCTTTCTTTGTAATGCTTCTTTTTCAGATCTACCCATGCGCTTTATCAATCTCTGTTTTCGTTTCCGCTTATCAAGATATTTCTCTAGCGCACATCCGATCACGCCGAACAGCGCAAGGCTTCCGAATAATACTATGAATGTGTACATTTTACCGTTCCCTTTCTGCATTAGAATAGCTCTTCTAGCCCTAGTGAATATATGCTGTCTCGCGCCCCGTACAGCTCCATTTCAATCCGAGCTTCTCTTGCTCTATCACGCTGATCTTCCAGCGCGATCAAGCCCATTCTGTCTCGCCGTTGCTCCAATGTTAGTTTTTCTTCCTTCGCGTCTTGCCTCTTGCGGTGTTCGGTCGCGAATTTCATTGTAGGTGTGTTCATTGTGATCTCCCCTCTACATCATCCCCATCGCTTTTGCTTTCATCATTCCTAGCCCGTGTATTCTGTTTAGCCTTTCGCATTCTTTTTCAGCGAGTGGTTGTGTTCTGTAGGATTTACTAGACTTAATGTCCCAAAAATACACGGCGAACTCCCCATTGATCTCTTTTACTACATAACGTAAGTTCATTGTTGTGCACCTCCCTTTTCTTTATCTGTCTTTAGTGTGACATACTTGTACAAGTATGTCAAGCGGTTTTTTAAAGTTTTTTGAAATGTTTTTCAAGCAGTCGGCAGACTAGTTTATTAAACGCCTGCGGGTTATTTTTTTTAAACACCTTGATCGCTCTCTCTAGCTCTGATCCCTTCACTGTGTTAAATCTATGCTGCGTGTAATTTTTTTTGTTCCAACGATTTTTCACTTCTGCGCTTGTATGTGTTTTTTGTTTTGTCACCTTCTTCTCTCCACTTCTTATATTTAATGTATATGGCGGTGGGTTAGTCCGCCATATATATGCCCCTACTCCGCGCCTTCCTCCTCACCTTCTTTATGTAGCACTGTGAATATGCACTCTAGGGATTCTGCTATTCGGCGTAGCTCGCGGATGATATCTTGCTCCATTCGGTCACCTCACTTTTCTTTATCTGTCTTTAGTGTGACATACTTGTACAAGTATGTCAAGCGGTTTTTTAAAGTTTTTTGAAACAAAAATGCCCCCTGCCTAAATTGGCAGGGGGCATAGTCTATCTATTCACTTTCCGTAACACATGGTATCTCTGGTTGTCATTGCAATTATTCATCATCACTCGATCACCGACTTGTAACGCACCATCTGTCTGCTGGTGCGTTTCTGAAAATACCGTCCCGGCTGGTATCGTCACCGTGTGTGTGTGTAGTGGGAAGCCATCCGCCGCAGTCTGTACTGTTATTGGAGACCGCAGTGTAACCATGTTCTCAAATCTCTGATTTTCACATAGCGGCGACGTGTATACCGCGTCACCGCGCAACACCATTCCACTATCCAGCCTGATCTCTAGCGGTTCTGTGCTCGTCACTGTCCCAAATAGTATTCGTGTGTTTGTTGCCTTTGCACAATCTTTCGCTACATTTTTTATATCATCTATTACTTTCGAAAAATAGTTTTGCCCCACGCTATATTGACCCCCACAATCTCAATTCCGCTTTTTTTCGCGCGTCAATCGCGTCATCTTTGTTTAAAAAACGGCCTATGAAGTATTTTTTGTTGTACGCCTTTATGGCAACTTCCCATTTTGCTCTTTTCTCGTTCCACCATACGCCCGGGTATCCGCTTGTGTTTCGCTTGCTAATATTTAGGTTTCTATTTTGTTCAAAGTAATCTGCCCATCGGCAGTTTGATGGCGTATAGTCCCCGTTTTTGTCTGGGAATCTATCAATTGTCAAGTTATCAGCGTACCCGTTTTCTTCTGCCCATTGCTTGAATGTTTCATATTTTTTCCAAGATTCATCAACCTTAATATTTCTATCCCCGTAAATATAATACTTCGGGTTTTTGGGGTTTCCGCAACGCTGGGTCATTTGTTTCCATATCCGATACAACCGCGACTTGCTGTCTCCGTGTTTCGTTTTCCAGCCTGCTTCATGTTGTCTTTTCGCTCGGACAGATGATTGTTCGCGCGAGTAGCACCCACAGCTCTTTGTGTGACCGTTTCGAAGATTGTGAGCTATTACAACTTTCTTTGTACCACAATCACACAAACAAACCCATGATGATCTTTTCTTGTCATCTTGCGACATTGTTACAACTTGTAACCTCCCGAACCTTTCCCCCGTCAAGTCTACAGTTCTTCCCATAAAAAAACAACCTCCTACCCTAAATTATACAGGTGCGAGGGAGCGGGTTAAACTCCCTCCGGGCTTGCAATCCCGCCTGTATGCATATTGTACACGCGCCCCCATTGTCTGTCAAGGATTAATTATAGCAAAAGCTCCATGTCGCAAACGTGTGTTTCTGGAGTATAAATATGACTGATTTCCTCTATCCAAATATTATGGTCTATATTTGCGTTATCTAATTGCGCTCGGATTCCATCCCCCGCTTGCAGTCCGTTTATGCCTATCGCCGTTAGCTTTAATGTTCTCCGCGACCGATTCAACGCCCGGAGGTGTAACATAGCCTTTTCTCGTATACCACCATCCGTCATGTCCGCGTCGGCTTCTACCACTAGTTGCTTGTGCCCCCATCGGCGTATATTATCGCTGTCATATACTTGCCAAACGTCCCGCGTTCCCAGTTCTTCGTCGTCTCTTATAACGCGGATTACATTATATGTCTGGTTATTTATCGTCACCCCATAGGTATAGGTATCTACAAAGCTTTCGTCCCCTAAAATGAGCGGTTTCCGCAACGCTAACAGTGATCTAAACTCTAGCGTCCCTAAATTGTCACGGATCATGAATTGCTGATTTTGAGCGATGTGTGCCGCCCCTAGCGTCTCTAACAACATGCTATATAAAGATTCGTTGATAAAGTAGTATCTATCCAGTGTAACCGCGTCCGCTTCGCGCACAACGCCACGCAACCCGCGATCTGCAAATCTGGTAGTTATTGATGTGAAGAATTGGCTTGCGGTCATATCCTCGCGCGCGATACTCTCATGTGCCTTTAACAGAATTAGGCTATCATACGCCAAGAGCGTATACCCAGTCCGCGTGCCGTCATTTGCTTGTTCAATTTCCTGCACTCGACCGTAGAAGTAGTCCGTACCGTTCACCCCGAACGTAACAAAGCTACCCGCCGGAATCCTGAAATCTCTATTTTGGGGTTCTTGCGCTAGTAGAACCTCAAGTGTTCCAGGCTGTGACGCAAGCCGCGTTGTCGTCCATGTAACTTGCTCGACAAGCTCCCCTGCGTTCCACACGCGCCCCGTCTCGCTATCTTGTATTATTAGACTAAATGTATTCTTACTATGGTCTAAAATGTTGTGTGGCACGATGTATCACCTCTATAGCCACGCAGGCGGGATAATAAATACTTGACCCGGAAATATTAAATTCGGGTTTCTGCTCCTAGAGTGTATCTCGGCCTTATTCTCTGGCATGTTGTACAGTTCAGGCCATCTATTTCCATAGTTTCTACCTAGGAATTGTTGCGTAATCCCCCAAAGAGAATCGCCACTAACTACGGTGTGCGTTCGCGGTGGAGCGGGGCGTTCTTCTTCCCGTGGCGGCTCTGGCGCGGGTTCTTCCGGCGGCGTGATTTCCTTCACACCATGTGGCTTAAATTCTACGAGTTGCAGTGAAAAGTGGATATCGTTGTCCTCTCCACTGATTACCTCTCTATTCAAGTATTCACATAAAACAAGCTCATTTGTGACGTACGTCTGAATATCAGATTCAATTACGAGCCGCGCGGGTTCTCTGCTTTTTTGCCACGCTTCAAGCCAATCATAGTATTGTCTTGCAGTTAGGCCGCGTAAAATTCTTATTTGCCCCGCCTGCTCAACTTCTCTAGGAGGCACACCCACAGGGACAAACCGCTTCGACACTCTTCCCCCGATGATGGTCGGTGCTCTGTCGGCGACATCCCGGAATACGTTATCAAACCTATTTAGCCATTGTTGCCAAAATTGCGATTCAACTCCTACACGTAGCAAGCCTTGGAAGGCAGGTTTTGAATGTAATCCCTTCCCTAAAATTGGCACTTCATGCGCTTCGCTTTCGCGCTCAAAATTTAAGTTTTCCACAAGTTCAGGTATTACAATCGTTTCACCGTTCCATGTAAGCCTTATAAATACTGTGCGTCTCATTGCACATCACCTACTTCAAACCCAATATCAACGGCCTCTACTGGTTCAATTTCTGGCAACAGATCATCTTCATATACTGCTACATTGAAAAATGTGTGTAAAACTCCCGCCTCTTTGTTCATTCTTCTGTTCGTGGTTTGCACTAGTCCATCCCACATTTCTAAATATTGTAAAACACGCTCTAACTTCAAGTCAATCGTGTCAAGCTCTTCATTTAGCTTCGGTATTTGTTCGCGGTCAAATGGGTCAATGGAAATATAAAAACGCACTGATATAAAATATTCGTAATGGAACCGTTCTGTGTGCCCCATGCGTTCGCGCCCAGTTGTCAGACGATCAAGCGCCTCGATAAACACATAGGGGAATTGTTCGCGGTTCGGTCGGTCGCTTGCCCCTGCTACCGCTCCCGTTACCGTATCAACGCCGCCGATTTCAGTAAACACATTAAGCGGAAGCGTTACAGGCCGGAATCCGCCCGTCGCCCACGGTCGCATTATTTGTACGTCAGGAATCCACTTTCTGATCGCGTCTTCTACGGCCTGCACAACGCCAGTGCTTGTAAGTTCGTGCATATTCCCTCCTCGCCGCTTTACTCGAACAGTTCAGCGATCTTCTCCTGATATCTTCCTTCCCGGCCTTCTTTTGCTTGGTTCTCTGACTTTTCCCAAAAATACTGCGGTGCTTGGTGCACCGTTCCAGAGTTCACAAATTTTGCATAGTGCGCGGTATTTTTCCAGTCTTGTTCTGTCTGTGTCCCAGATTGCCGGACTTCCCCCGCTTTATATGATTCCGCCAAATGCCCGGTGTCCTTTGGCGTTTTTTGCACTGCAATTTGTTTGAAGTGTTCAAACTCATCATTTATAAACTCGCTGTTTATCTCTGGGATTTCCCCAATCGCATTTTGTAGCATTTCTGCAAAATCTTCGAGCCCAGACAGATCAACTTTTATACCCATCTAATCATCAGTCCAATCGTAGAATTGTGTCGCTGTCGCGCCGCGCTCGGTAGATGTCGGTTCGACTTCTATTGCTTGCATTGTAAAAGCGTCCCCGGCGCGGGTCACTGTGCGAATCTCTGCATAGAACTCTTGCGGGAATACCTTGACCCTCGTTCCCGCCCTAAACTGGATCGCGCCGCGCGTCTCTTGGTGTATAATGCTTGCATTTTGGTTCAACGGCGGGATTGATATAGATATGGTCATCGTTCCGTTTTCTTCGCCGATCCAGTCAAAATCAATACGCCTGTACCAATGCGCAAGGTTCCCAGTTGTTACCAGCGTTCCGTCCGATTGCCGGAATCTACTGTTTGCAAACGGCCTTAAATACACAGGGGTCGCTACGCGGTCGTACACAAATGAAACTGAGTATTCCGGGTCTGTCGGCGTGAACGTGATCGAATCTATGTTGTACGTTTCGCCGCGCCACTCCGTGCGGGTAAAAATCCAGCCATGTATTTCTAGTGCCTCAATTGTTACTTCTTTGCCGACTAGATGTTTTGTCACAATGGCGGCGCGGATGGGGTTGCCCACGTCATCTGCAAAATTGATTGTTATCTCGCTATACTCGCCCTCGTCCGGCTCGTCCGGGAGTGGGGGAGGAGTTACATCATCTATAATATTGTCACGCGCCAACGCGCTCATGTCCATAAAAAGACGCTTTCTGCTATTTGTCGTATAAGGGTCACCAGCTACCCCGCGCCATGCGTCTGTTATCTGTCCACGCTCGTCTACCCGCTTTATGATGAGGATATCCCCATTCCTTACGTCCGTTTCAATTGGCATGTTGATTGATAAAGACATAATGACAGGGACGCTAGACACCGCTTGCGGATCAGGGTTATCTATGTTTCGCCGCGCCGCGTGAACCACAATATTGCTGTACACCTCTCTGATCGTCGCGCCAACTTGCCGCCGAACATCCATGTATGAGGTAGACATTCTATCTTGGAGATTCGCGCCAAACCGCTCAAGCCGCTTTTTTCTGGCCTGCTGTGCTCTATTCATCCCCGCCATGTTGCGCCCTCCATTTTTGCAACCACCCGGAGCGGTGTATTTTATCGAGCATTTCCGCATGGTGTCTCAAAATAAGGCTTTCACTAACATTTAATGCTTCTGATATATCTAAAACGCGCAATCGCTGTCCGCGTCTATATCGCTTTAGCACTTCATTATCTGGGTAATCTTCTGGCTGGTACCCTTTATACATGAGATTCATGATATCGACCATAACATCAGTTAAGCACGCGTCCCCAAGATGTGAAAAATCCTTTTTTGTTGATTTTTTAAGCGCACTTTTAATTGTTTTTCTGTTCAATCTTTCACCTCTTTGCGTATAAAGTGCGGGGAATGCTCAGTGTCCGTTATTTTGGACACTGTTTTTTTGTGCAATTGCGAGAATGTCAAAAATCTAGCACAAAACTGTCATTTTAGTATTTACAACATCGGTCTATATGATGTAAGATGTAAATCCATATACTAACTGGGATTTGCAAATCGTCCAGTATAAAAACGATAAGGTTTGGTTGAGCCGCCGCAATGCGTCAACTCGTGCCGCTGCATGTGCGGGGCTCGTCAACTGTGGTTTGTCGGTTCGCCACGCCAAAAGAGCAAATTTGCTATGCCCTGTTGGTCAAAAATCAGAGGTGGATGTGCGGGGGCGTAGCCCCGGCTTTTTATCAAGATCAATGCGGTTGGGCGTACTACCGCGATAAGTTGATTTTGGACTGTAGACGCTCGGGACGGCTCCGAAGCGATGACACAGGTGAGCCCTTTCTTGGGCTTACCTATTTCGCTGGAACTCACCAAAACGATAACTAAAAAGCACTCTCTAATCAGCCTCAGCAGTAGAGAGAAAAAACTATAAATAGGGGGTATCTTTGTGCTCAAGGTCGGCGCGGCTTGGAAGAAGCAGGGAAAGAGCAATTCGTATATATCAATTTCTCTTGATAGGGAGAATATAAACTGGCTCGACCCAACAAAGAAAAATATACATCTAGTAATGATGACAAATAAATACAAAATTGAAGGTTCAAACGCGCCTGATTACAATCTGTTTATCACCGATTCCACCACAGACATACAGCCGGAGAAGCACCCGAAGCAAAAGATAAAATGTGAATCGGCACAGGCAAAGCGAAAAAAGCGACATTCTGGTGGCGATTCTCCGCCGTGGGATGATTAAATGTGGATAACTATGTGAAAATGTGAGAAAGTTATCCACATTATGTTGTTTCTATCGCGAGCCGCGATTTACGTTGACACGAAATCTCGCTTGACCGTTTCGGGGGCGAAATCCCCGCCGCCGCGTTGTTGTGATCCTTACAGATTGACTAGCAGACATTTTAGCCATTAATCATCACCTTGCGTCGGTATTATGACGACATTTACATCAGACGGACTACCACCATCGCCTTTCCAATCTAGGTTTTGTTCAATTTCAATCTCGTGCGTGATATCATCAACTTGCTCAACATTATTAAAAAACCAAACTAAACCACCGAGCATAAGCACAAATTGCAAGAAGACCGCCGCGATCAGCGTAAAGATAATCGTTATTTGCCTATGTGCCTTCTTATCTGCCTTGTCCTGCATACGGTTCATCATGGATACTAGCAACGCGCTAAACGCGCCGTCATCTTCCGAAAGCTTCCGCATAGCATTTTCAGTATCATGCATTTCCATTGTGTCACCCCTCTGTTATTCACACGGCAACATGCCGTCTAGCTGTGCCTGTAGCGTCGCAATGTCTATGAGTATGCCTTGAACAGTATCGCCGTTCATGCTATTCACTTTGACCTCAAGGCGCAGAAGGCGATTTGCAATTGATCGTACATACTCTACATTTTCATCATGGGCTTCTTCCATCCGATAATTTTGACGCTCAATGTTCTCTAGCCGATTTTCTATGTTTGACAATTGACCACTAAAAAGGATGTACGCCCCGACTGGGACAGCAATAAAAATCCCAATTGTTTTCAAGATGGAGAACATCTTTTCAATGCCCTCCATCTTTTTCATATCAAACACCGTTACTTATTCCTTTTGCTGGCTCTATAAGCCATCAATGTTGTTTGCCATCGCGGAGCAACCGCGCTACGATTTGAGCCATCTGAAATCCCAGCTCTTACAGCTTCATCGAACTCTTTCTCTGCCGCACCTGTCGGATTTGGGTGTCTGAGTGCAAACGCAAGCAAGTTGGCTACCTCTGTAGCCGTTACGTTTTCAAGACCTTGTATTTTTCTAAGCTCATTAACAATTGCCATGTCTTCGTCCTCCTCTGGTTGTGTTGGTGGGGGTGGAATAAATCCCGGAAATCCGCCGGGTGTATTTACTACAATGCCATTCGCATTTTGTGTCCATCGCGACCGAACGCGGCGGGTATCTACATGGGTAAAATTTGACCGCAAATACAGCCCAATCCCCCCCGCTCCGAGCCATTCCGCATATTGCGCGATAGCTCGCGGTGTTATTCCGCGCACCGTGATATCTGCCGCCGTCCCTAAAACGTGCTGGCTATTACTTGCACCACCTACGGCGGCATTGTGTCTCGGGCTTCGATAGCCGCTTGTGATTGAAACAGGAACGCCGAAATGATCTCGTATGGTCTGCAACATTCTAACAAGGTTGTCGCAAATCAAGATTTTATCAGACCCATCGCGGCTTGCAAACTCACGAACTCTAAAATTCGGGGAAAGCTGTTTGTCACCGTCTCTGCGCAACGAATATGTTTTAACTGCCGGAGTGTTAAAGCTCATAATCAATCTCCTCCAAGGTATTTTCTCGCGCCCTGGTACCCGGAATAACCAGCAACTACGCTACTATACAGTCCGCTTGCGCTAAGCCCAAGCATAATCCCATGGAGGATCACAAGCCCGACTGAAAGCTCATGATCTACCACAAATGCTAGGATAATTCCAGCGACTACGCCAAAAGCGCACGACAAAAACGGAAGCCATACTCTTGCTTTTTGGTCTTCAAACACTGGGATCATCTTGATAATCTGAATTAATCCTGTAATTACTGGGATCACTAACAACGTTTCCGCTACATCAAACATGTTTTTACCTCCAAATTTTTCTACGTTACCGCAGTCCAAGCAAACACGCCCGGCTCCCAAATGTTGTTATCTAAATCAGATGTCCACCGCGACCCATTGTGCGTGACTTGTGCACCAAGTGGATATGCGTCATGTGCACCTAGTGGCTGCGACCACTCAGGCCACTCGTCACCGGGATTGCCGATTCGCGTCCACATGGACGGTGTTTCACTGGGACGAGTGGCCTGCCCAGACCCTACGTCGTGGATAGAGCGAAATAGTGCTCCGTCATCGAATACAATGGAACCTCTATGGCCTGTCCAGTTTTCGTCCCACACACAGAACAGGTCTGCGTTTTCTGTGATAGTTGTGTCGTCGACCATTTCAGACTGTGCTAGTGCGACGAAAGCGGTCAACCCGACAGCTTGCAGCTGCCGCTCAGCTTTTCGCGACTTTCGTGCTTCGATGAGACTGGTCTCAATATGATTAATGCCCATTACCCAAATGCCCCCTGTATAGATTGAATATATCCGGGCGTATTGCTAGCCCCACGCCCAAAATCAACGGACACATTAACACCCCAATTCGTAGCGGTTTTTGTTGTGTTCGAAAATATATAGTTGATCCCACTAACGACGGCATCGGTAGCATTTTCCCATGTTGGAAGCGCATCATTTCCATTGTTGCAAACAAATACACTCAATTCTGCATCGATTAGTTGACCAATTATTGACAGCCGTATTACCTCTGGTCTATCGTCTGCGGGAAGCGCATTAGATAGAGATATCCAGCCACTGTGAACGATTTTAGTAAAGGTTATATTGACAGGCGTAGCATCTTGGGCGCCGACAGTATTATTAGTGGTCGCCTCGATGGTGAGTGTGCGCTCCCCGTTTAAAATCGTCATGAACTCTAGGGGGTCACCCAGAGCTTGGAAGCTCTGGGTGACCCCTAATGTCACCGCATATCTCCTCGTGATAGCACCATCTAGGCGCTCAGTGACGGTTACCGTATCGCCTGCCACACCTGTAACGGTGTACCCTACATTTCTAGGAGCAAACACATTTCCGAGGTTGATATCCCCAGAGTAATTGATTGTCGGCGCAGGGTTCGGGACAATCTCCCCGCTTGGCATTACAGCAATGGCGGAGGGGAGCGTGAATGCCGGACGAAGCCCCGCCGTTTGCGTAACTGGCGCACCAAAGAGTGTTCCATTTGCCTGTACAGTAGCCGCGCGGGTATTCGCCGGGGCGCCTAGAAACGATGATCGTGTCCATTGACGACTATTTGCAGAATTTCCAACGGGGCGCAACTGTGCTGCGATCGGAACAGCAGAACCTTCGATGCCTACTGCGCTATCAGACAATCCGAACTCTGTAGCTGACAATAAAAAGGCGCGTCGCTGTAGGAGCAGATTAGTCCAAGGGGGTAACGTTGGGTGACTGTGCCCTACAACCGATGTTATACCAACCGCAGAAATATGGGGCTGCAAATTCTGCTGAAGCGTTAGGACGTACGTCTGATCAAGCCAACTGCCAGCATTGCTCGTAGAGTAATTGTTTTGGAGATTAGCAGTGTTGAATACGTGAGGGGTTAAATGATCACGCCGTACGAGCAGTGTACGACCACTTCCAGCTGTCGGGTAGTCGTGCTGTGCAACGAAAAAATCCTGCAACACGTTATTTTCTAACACCATGACAAATTGACCCGGAGCAAAGTTAGATAATCTCTGCATTAAAATTCAATCCTCCCTTGACCTCTATTCCAAACGCCGGACACCTCAAGACCATCTAACGTCTCAAACGTTATTGAAAATAGGTTTGTGCTTATTCCAGTTAGTGCCATCTCGAGGTTATGTACACGACTTGCAAGCGAGGTCAGTTGACCTATCAGATATCCGTGTGCAGCGAGGTTGACATCGTGTGCGTGGATATCATCAAAAATACGCTGATCTGTCTGTGCCTTGGTATAATGCTCTGTATCCAAACGGTAAGTAATGTCAACGGAAAAATCATGTAGATTGCGACTAACATAATCTACATTGTTCATAATCTGCGACATGCGCGGGTTCATGATCTGGGTTGCGTCTACCGGGTCAACTAGATCAAGAATTTCGTTCATTTGAGGATTATATGTGTGGTCTGGATTTATGATTAGCGGATTTCGGACAATTGTACTTGGAGCAATTGCACCGAGCAACTCGCCAAATTCTGAGTAGGAAAAAAACCTAATTGCGTTTCCATCAATAACTTCTCCATAGACAGAATTTCCATCCTTGTCATGCCCAATCAAAACACCTGTCGGTGTTGTTGCTTCAATGATCGTTTCATCAGATTTTTTCTTTGACTTTTTAGCCACAGGGGATACCTCCGTAGAATTTGTCTTCAAAAATAAACTCCATGATTGAGCCAAAATCTTTTGCTTTGTCATAGAAATTAAGTATCGCATGTATGTTCCCGACGGAATCCACAAGTGCCGCTTCATTGATTTGCTCTCCACCCAAATCATTAACGGGGATAGTGACGGAGTGACGGGCTATAGTTTGAGGCGACCCGGGGAATGTGACAGTCGTTGGATATCGTCCCAACTCGTTATTTAAAGCAATTTGAGCTTCTGACGGTTGTGTTGGGATTCTGTCCCCATCAACACCGCCGTTTCCAAATGCAACATGCGTGATCGGAAGAGGTGACACCAATTGAGACCCTCCCATAAGTTGTGCGAGGTGGACGCGCCGAAAAATGGTGATGACGCTATTAGGCGACGCTTGATTAGACCCGCCCACTGACATTGCTATAATGTTTTGATTTGAAGTTCCCGCCATCGCTTATAGTGCCTCCGTTTCTTTCTCCGACCAATAATGACCACTTCCCCACAAGTCCCCAGTCCCCCAAATCTTGCGACGAACAATTAAACCACTCAACGCATTGCCCGTTGCAAATCGCATTGGGGCGACCCGATCAAAAGCTTCGATAACTAGGTTGGCTGGTACAACGCGACGAAGCCAAAGGAGCGTCTCGCGCACAACTCGACGCTGGAAGAACGTTTCTGCATTTTCTGTTGCAGGAATTTGATAGGCGAGTGTCAAAACAAGCCGTTCCCAGTCAACTTCGGCAGAAATAGAATCATCGTTAGTTCGGTCGAACAACGTCTGCTGTAACCACCGCTCGGTAAATGGTGTCTGTAATCGCTTCGCTTCTAAGATTCGATCTCGCCGATCTTCAAGCGAATCAAGCTGCAAATCTGGTGTTATGCCATAAACTTGTTCCCAGTTCGATATCCCCACTTCGTCAGCAAGTGTTGCGCGGACATTTTCAATCGCTTGCATGATTGTGTCATCCAAACTGTCAAGCTCGGACTGGCTGACGCGCCAAACATTTTGTGCCTCGCGATTATCCCCGTAGAGTTTTACGTTTATATTGTCAAGGATTTTCGCCATCGCACATTGCACCGCCTTTGTAATAATTTTCAATGACCGTTTTTGCTTCTTCAAACCCCTGACACACAAACGTCGCATACCCTAGATTTGCAAGAGATTGAAGGATATCATATTGCACCCTTGACAGACGGGATAAGTTGCCAGATCGCTTCATTTCTATGAAAAGGCCATAATATCTGCCGCGCGGAACAGGGAGAAAGATATCTGGTATACCAGCTTTTACACCCTCACGCTTCAACCGCGCTCCTTCTGATTTAGACCGTGCCCCGCCGTTTGGAACATGAAACATCAATTCGAGGCCGGGATATTTTCGTTTGTGAATTCCAGCCCACTCAAACAGCGTTATTTGTTCTTCGCTTTCAGTTTTTTGAGGTTTAGTTATCAGCCTGCTTTTTCCCACTTTGTTCACCAAAAAAATAACCAAACACACCAAAGGCAATTACCTTGAATATGTCCGTATAATCACCATTAGAAACGGCCATCCATGACAATGCCACAGCGAATCCGAGAACCACTAAGCACTTTGTAGCGGTTATAAGAACATCACACTTTTTCATCCCTTCATCCTTTCTATATGTCAAGCAATAGCTATTTCATCTAATCAGAGCCCAGTTGGTTCTTGATCGTTTTTAAAACTACATCCATGCCATCCGGCGCGATCTTTGTGTCTGGGTCATAAAATGCAAGCAACGCAAGTTCTGTGAGCGAGTGATTCCGCTCATCCCCGGCAATCTCACGGATTGCAGAGATGTGATCTCTTGGCGCACCGAGTTCTTCCATGAGCTCCGCAAGTTCAATGTAGCCGCGCTGTGCAGTTAGCTCATCACTGCAATTTTCAGCGAGAGCGGCTGCTATTTTCGCCCTGTTCTCTCTAATCATGTTGATTCCTCCGATTTCGCACTAATAAGATCGTCAAATTCGTTCCATTTAACATCAGTAGAGTTCAAAGACCTTGTGCCGCGAGATGGCAGCTGATCATTAAACACCAAGGTTTCCCCGGGGAGCAAGTCGTAGTATAAGCATGTCTCAATGTTCTCGCCCGTCTCGTGGTAGTCATATATCGGCGCATAATCAATTAATGCCTGTTGAACACGCTGGACATTAACGCCTTTCGTGTCATAATCGTCTAAACAATGATATGCGGTATCAACGGCATACTGTATTTCTCTATCAGTGCAATCATGCTGTTTGCAAAGTTCGGTTATTGCTTTGATGTTTTGCTCTGATGTGTCAACTTCTTCTAAAACAGGATCAAATCTCACGAGTACAAACTCTTTTGGAGTACCATCTGCTCCCATAACAACAGCTTCTCTAACCATCGTGCACCTCCATTAAACAAGTGAATATGAGACAGACACCGCCGTCCACGTAGAGGACGCGGTTGCAGATGTTGCAACAACGTTTCCATTTGTTTCAACCCGACCAAAGACATTTTGACTTGCAGATGTTTGGAAAACAAACGAGGTCGCAACAGTTGGCCTCATTCCGACTGGTAACACCATCATGACTGTACCAGCCGCCAATGTTCCAGCTGCATGGGTGCGGTTAAAGGTCAATGTGCATTGATTCCCAATGCGGCGGACGTTCCAACCGTCAGACCCGCCAGTCGCAAGGGTTCCTGAAAACGCGGTGCCTGTGCCAACAAGTGCCTCCGTGGTTGGTTGCCAATCAAGAAAAGATGTCACGGGTGCGGCTGTTCGTGTCCGCGTCCATCTCTCGCTAGTTGGCGGAGCGGCGGAGCGGCGGAGAGATACATCCTGATCGATCATGCTAGATGGAAGTTGCTTGACATCTGCATTGCGGATCAGGCTACCAGTAAGCAGCGATGGTGGAGAGTTAGCAATTACAGCGGTTGCGTTGAGCTGGTGTGTTCCGGGTAGAATCGCATTCCCTGTGTTGAAATCCGTTATATGTCCTGCTGCGTTTGCCGATGTTAATATCGTTCGAATCGTCCCGCGGGCGACGCTCTGGGTATCCACGAATCCAACAACATTATTATTGATGGTCACTGGGTACATGCCGAAATTGCCAGAGCGATTAGGTTGAAATGTTTGATTGATTACGCCTACCGGGAACTCGCCACCGAGAGACCAAGCCCATGCTGTTGCATTCCATTCCTCATCCCAATCCGCCTCTTCAGCCCAAAACATCAAAATCCATTCCGCCCCAAAGTAGGCAGTAGGTATAGTTAATTTTACGCAGACAACGCCCATCTCTAAACTTAGCGTAGAGATATCTAGTATGCCGCTTCTGTTCCGCAAATTTGGAATGTTCAGAGGTGATGTAGATGATATGGGATAAGTTGCTGATCCACGCACAACATAGCGGCCGGGTTGCATTTCCGGGTTGTTCAGTATGTTTGTTACATCCCATATATTGTTTATAACGAAATCTGGATTGTCGAGATCAAGTGTTGTGCTATCTCCCGGCTCGCCGCGCTCGCCCTGCACTCCCGGCTCGCCGCGCTCGCCCTGCACTCCCGGCTCGCCGCGCTCGCCCTGCACTCCCGGCTCGCCGCGCTCGCC